ATCGCTACACTGAACAAGCCTTTGTTGGTGAAGTTGGTAATGGCAACACAATCCGCAATGGTGAAATCGGTAACTTGTATGGTATCCCTGTATTTGTATCAAGCAACTGTGATACTGCTACTGGTGGTGCTCGTATTGCTTTACTAGGTCACAAAGATGCTGCCGTGTTGGTTGAACAACAAGGTGTTCGTTCACAAACTCAATACAAACAAGAATACTTAGGTACTCTATACACTGCTGATACATTGTACGGTGTTAAAGAGCTACGTGACAACGCTTGCTTTGCATTAGCTGTTCCAGCCTAATAAGTAATTAGGTTTAAACCTCTTACCCACACGACTCGGGTAGGGGGTTTTTGCATAATTACTTAATAGGAGAAGTATAATGGCTAAATTTAAATGTAAACTTTCAGGTGTAGTGGTTAGTTTTGAGTATGAGCATGATATTAAGTCAATGCTTAAACATCCTCAGTATGACTTAGTAGATGAATCTCCAGCTAAAAAAGCACCTGAAGGTTTAGTAAAAGAAAAAACAGTAGCAGTAAAATCTATATTTAAGGACTAGTTTAATGGCGATATTTAGAGGTCCAGGAGGTAGTGGTGATGCTACGGCAGATACTTCTAATAACTCCATTACAGCTGTTAATGCTGCCAATGCTGCTCAAGCAAGTGCTACAGCTGCTGCTGCTAGTGCTACTTCTGCTAGTAACTCTGCTAGTTCTACAGCAGGTGATGTAGCTGCTGCTTCTGCATCTGCAACTAGTGCCTCTAACTCAGCCACTACTGCTACTACTAAAGCTTCTGAAGCTAGTACTTCAGCAACTAATGCTGCTACATCAGCATCTACAGCAACTACCAAAGCAAGTGAAGCAGCTACTAGTGCGTCTAATGCAAGTACTTCTGCAGCTACTGCTACAACAAAGGCAAGTGAAGCTGCTGCTAGTGCTACCTCTGCTTCTGGTAGTGCTACTACAGCAACTACTAAAGCTAGTGAAGCTTCTACATCAGCTACTAGTGCATCTACTAGTGCTACAACAGCTACAACAAAAGCAAGTGAAGCAGCTACTAGTGCGTCTAATGCTGCTAGTTCAGCAACAAGTGCTTCAACATCTGCTACTAATGCAGCATCTTCAGCTACAGCAGCTAGTGGGTCAGCTACAACAGCTTCTACACAAGCAACTAATGCAGCAGCATCAGCTACTACAGCCTCGACACAAGCCACCAATGCAGCGGCATCTGCTTCAAGTGCCTCAACATCTGCTGCTACAGCCACAACACAAGCTACTAATGCTAGTTCTAGTGCAAGTGCTGCAAGTGGTTCAGCTACAACAGCAACTACACAAGCAGGAATAGCTACTACTAAAGCAGGAGAAGCTTCTACCTCTGCTACTAACGCTGCATCTAGTGCTTCTACTGCTACCACTCAAGCTACTAATGCTAGTACTAGTGCTACAAGTGCTTCAGGTTCTGCTACAACAGCCACAACTCAGGCAGGTATAGCTACTACTGGAGCAACTACTGCAACTACACAAGCAGGTATTGCTACCACTCAGGCTACTAACGCTGCAACATCTGCTTCTACAGCAACTACACAAGCTGGCATAGCTACTACACAAGCTACTAATTCTGCTACAAGTGCTGCTGCATCTGCTGCTGCTCGTGATGCTGCCTTAGCTGCTTTAGATTCATTTGATGATAGATATTTAGGTTCTAAGAGTTCAGATCCTACTTTAGATAATGATGGTAATGCTTTAGTATCAGGTGCTTTGTATTTTAATACAACTACTAATAGTATGAAAGTATTTGATGGAAGCGTTTGGTTATCTGCTTATGCTTCTTTGTCAGGTGCTTTATTATCAACAAATAATTTAAATGACCTAACTAGTATATCAACTGCTAGAACTAATCTTGGTTTAGGAACTCTTGCTACGCAATCAGGTACTTTTAGTGGAACTTCTAGTGGTACTAATACTGGAGACCAAATTAATATAAGTGGTAATGCTGCAACTGTTACAACTAATGCTAATTTAACAGGAGATGTTACATCTGTTGGTAATGCAACAACATTATCTGCAAGTGGTGTAACTGCTGGTTCATATACAAATACAAATATTACTGTTGATTCTAAAGGTAGAGTTACAGCAGCAGCAAATGGTTCTGCTGGAGGAGTTACTAGTGTAACTGCAACATCACCAGTAGTATCTTCAGGTGGTGCTACACCAGCTATAAGTATGGCAGCAGCTACTACGTCAGTTAGTGGGTATTTAACATCTACTGATTGGAATACATTTAATGGTAAACAACCTGCAGGGTCTTATGTAACAGTAGGCGGTGCATTAGGTACACCATCAAGCGGTACTTTAACAAACTGCACATTTCCAACGCTTAACCAAAACACCACAGGCAGTTCGGGTTCATGTACTGGTAACAGCGCAACGGCTACAACTTTAATTGGTGACCAATCAAATTGGGCATCATACCGTTCAAGTGCCGTGGCAAACATGTTAAGTTGGAAAAATTACGGTAATGGTCATATTATATTTGACGCTTCAGCATCAACATCGCCAACTGGAAGTGCGGTAAATAACACAAATGCTCAAATTGCTTGGACAGGAACATATCCTACTTTAATGGGTTGGAACGGGACTAACACTTATGGTGTTAGGGTTGATTCAGCTAGAATTAGCGATTCAACTTCAGGTTCATCAGCATCATGCACAGGCAACGCGGCAAGTGCATCATCTGTTGCCGCATCAGGCATTACAGGTCAAACAGGGATGTGGACAAGTGCCGCAAGACCAGGGGCTTATCGTTTATATCGTAATGATAGTAATGACCCTTATAATATCCAAACAACTTGGAGTGCGGATGTAAGTGGATATTGGTCTTTGCGTGGATATTATAATGATACCTATCATGCCCCTTGTTATGTTGGATATGCTGGATATTCAAACACAGCAGGTTCAGCACCAGCAAATGGAGGCACATCTGCAGCTTGTTCAGGTAATTCAGCAACTGCTACAGCACTATCCACAGCTTCAGGTTCAGCACCATCATATTCAGCAAGGGCTTGGGTAAACTTTAACGGTACTGGTACAATTGCTATTCGTGCAAGTGGTAATGTCAGCTCATTGACAGATAACGGAGTCGGTAATTACACAGTCAATTTTACAACAGCAATGCCTGATGCAAATTATTGCACAACAACTGCATTAAGCAATGCAACTTATGCCCCTGTTAATATGATAGGAACATATACAACTACATCAGTACAGTTACAGAATTTTGCTGATACAGTAGCGGCAAGGGATTTTACAACTGTAACTGCCGCTATACATAGATAATGTTTGGCATAGCAGCATTTTTATAAATAATAACAAGCGAATGTATTAATGATAAATATAGACCCAGTTGAATATGGCAAACTAATCTCAAAGGTAGATTCCCTTGAGAAAAAGATTGACAAGATGGAGTGTGCTCTTGATGAACTACTTGCCTTAGCCAACAAGGGTCGTGGTGGCTTTTGGATGGGTATGATGATTGCATCTCTTGTAGGAGCTATTATTTCTTATGTATCTCGTGCTTTTGTAGGACACTAGATGCAACTGACACCTCACTTCTCTCTTGCTGAACTTACAGTTACTAATACTAAAATAGATAACACACCATCTAAAGAAGTAATAGAAGTCTTACGCACAACTGCTTTTTATATGGAGAAAGTGAGAGAGATACTAGGCAATGTGGCTATCACTATCAATAGTGGTTATCGCAGTCCTGATGTCAATCGTCAAGTAGGTGGCACTAGCAACTCGTCACATACTTATGGGTATGCTGTAGACTTCACAGCCTATGGTCATACTCCACTTACTATATCTAATATCTTAAGTAAAAGTAATCTTAAGTTTGACCAATTGATTTATGAAAAGACTTGGGTTCATATATCCTTTGATCCTCGTATGCGTGGGAATATTCTCACACTCAAGGGCAAAGGCAAATACGTAAAGGGGATTGTATAATGTGGTCTGTTTTATTTCCAGCTCTACTGCCAGCTTTAACAGATGGTGTTCGTGGTATCTTTGCTAAGTTTACAAAAGGTGCAGGAGGTAATCCTGTCAATGTAGCTGAACGCATACAACTCATGCAAGCAGAGACAGCTCGTCTACAAGCACTAGCAGAGATAGATAAACCAGCAGGTGAACCTTCTATCTGGGTTACTAACTTAAGATCTAGCTTTAGGTATATTGCAATTATCATTATTTGGTTAGCTACAGTAAGTGCAGTATTTACTCCTTCAGTAGCTGAACCTATTACTCTAATTCTATTAGATTTAAGTGGTGCGTGTATGAGCTTCGTTATCGGTGAGCGTATGTATCTTACTTTAAGGAAATAATATGCCAATCAAAAAAGGACAAGAAACTTTTGCTGGGTACAATAAACCTAAACGTACTCCAGGTCATCCAACTAAATCTCATGCTGTATTAGCAAAAGAAGGAGATAAAGAGAAACTAATTCGCTTTGGACAACAAGGTGTTAGTGGTGCTGGATCTAACCCTAGTACTCCTTCTGAGAAAGCTAGGCAAAAGTCATTCAAAGCTCGTCATGCATCTAACATTGCTAAGGGTAAAATGTCTGCAGCATACTGGGCTGATAAAGTCAAGTGGTAATAAATACCTTGACAAACAAAGTCTATTGTGGTATAATTGTATTATAATTAAGGGATTTTAAATTGACATACTTAGAATGTGTAAATAGAGTTTTAAGACGACTTCGTGAGAATGAGGTTACTACTGTCAATGAAACTCCATACTCCAAACTAATAGGAGATTTAGTTAATGTAGTGAAAGTAGAGGTAGAAGACTCATGGGATTGGTCTGCTCTTCGTACAACACTTACAGCAACTACTACTGCTACTTTATTTAACTATGTATTAACTGGTTCAGGTACTCGTCTTCGTGTTCTTGATATCATTAATGATACAGATAACTTTTTTATTGAGCAACGTGGAACTCGTTGGTTTGATGAACAGTTTCTAATTAATGTAGAGCAAGTAGGTTCTCCTTTATACTACAACTTTAATGGTGTAGATAGTAATGGTGATACTCAAGTAGATTTCTTTCCTATTCCAGATGGTACATATAACATACGTTTAAACGTTATCTTACCTCAAGCAGAACTTGTAGCAGACTCAACTCAGATACAAATACCAGCTCTCCTTCTAGTAGAAGGTGCATTAGCTCGTGCTATTAGTGAGCGTGGTGATGATGGTGGTTATGCTGAACAAGAGCAACGTTATCGTTCTATGGCTTCAGATCTAATTGCTCTTGAGTCTAGTCAACGTCTTGATGAAATGGTTTGGACAGCACAATAATGGCAGGTCAATTAAAAGCTCTTAGCAATGCGTCACTTGGCTTTCTTGGGTTAAACACTCAAGAGAGTGGTGTGACATTAGAGAGTGGGTATGCCACTAAAGCTACTAACTGTATCATAGATAAGTTTGGTCGTTTAGGTAGTCGTAGAGG